AGAATGCCTCCATTAACTACGTTGAGGAGCTGTGCTCCACGACAGATACCAATGATAGGTACACCTTCTTTGATGAGATCTTCCATGCGTAGGCGGTCTGCTGTGTCCTTTGCAATTGCAGATCTACCACACATCTCGCTACGTGGTCTGTTATAGAATGATGGATCTACGTCTGCTCCTCCAAAAAATATTGCATATTCCATATTATGCTGCCTTGTATTGAGAGAAGAGAGCTTGTTGCTCTGTCTTGGGTAGACGACTACCCTTTACTTGAAACAGTTGGTTGTGTTCCTTACCAAACTTGATTTTCCAACGAGACCAGTTCTCCCAGCCAGTGCCAATGAATACGTCGATTGTGTTGTGGTTTACTTTTTTGATAATCATGATAGTTGATCCAAAATAATTAGAAAGAGAAAGGGAAGATAGATCCACATGGGGAATAAGACTTTAAGCTTTGACTTTACCCCCTCCAAGGTTTTCAAAACATCCTGTGGTTGCTTTAATGCCTTCTGGCATGTGCTTTTTGTAGTTTTCTTCTGCGTATTCTTTAAGTTCCATGCATTGTGTAAAGCTGTGAGTTTCAAATGTTTGTGCTCCTAGTGCGACTCCGTTGGTGTTGTTGAGAAGAAGGATGATAAGAAGGTGTACCTATCATTGGTATCTGTCGTGGAGCACAGCTCCTCAACGTAGTTAATGGTGGTATCCTTGTCCAGCATATTGATGGACATGCTATTGGCAGAGAACACTGGTGTACTAACGTAGAAACAGGCGATGTATTCTCTGTATCCAGCACTCACCATCAAATGATGGTTGCTCATCAAGACGGACAGATTCTATTTAAAGACTATGAAGGAGCAGACGGAGTACATTGGGATGATGTAGATACGCCTATGTTCTACAGCTACGTAACTGAGGTAGTCTACTATCCAAAGACTAAATCACTCTGCATCCAACCACACCCTGAATGGATGAAACAAGACAGTCCTTTCGTACAATGGATTAACAAATTCATTAGAAAAAAATGGAATCTTGATCCTATTAATTTCGCAGCAGAAGAAGCTGCTTTATTTCGGAGATAAGATATGAAAATCTGTGCAAAAGAAAAAGTATCACAAGGATTTGTTAAAGGAAATCTTTACCAAACAAAGAGTAACGAGTATATCTTTATGTACACTGGAGATAATAAAGGTGTATGTCTCAACACAGGATATGATAGAGCTGAAATGACTATCCTTTCTTTTTGGGAAGATGTAACAGATAAGTATTGTTTGAAGGAGATTTAACATGACAGCAACCTTGGGGAGCGATCCTGAGTTTTTCATCACTGATAAACAAGGCCGTCTTAAATCTATCATCGGACTACTAGGAGGTACTAAAGACGAACCACGTTGGATTGATGACTTCGGTGAATTCAAAGTACAAGAGGATAACGTAGCAGCAGAGTATAACATCCCTCCATGTAACTCTAAATTAGAATTTATTACTGCTATTAAATGGCCACAACAAGTAATTGCACAGTTAGTTGGTACTAAAAACTTTAGCATTAGCACTAAAGCTAGTGGACATTTTGATCCAAACCAACTACAAACAAAACAAAAAGTACTCAAACAAATAGCTACACACCTAGTAAATCTGTAATAAAGGTTATAGATTCAAAGACAGGTAAGCCTTACATGTATGACAAGACTTATGATGCTATCTTCGATTACAATGGTAATCAATTAGATAGTGACGACTTCAGACATATAAGAGAACTTACAAAAATAACTCCTAAAAAAGATTATCCAACATTAGTAGCAGAAAAGAAAAAAGAATTAAGGGAAAAAGGAATAACTTCAGAATATGCTGCGTATTATAAACCAGGAGATAGTGAAATAGATTTATTTGTTACAGTACCAGCTGGACATCCATCTACGTATCTATAATCTCCACCTATAACTATTCCATCTGTAATACTTACTGGATTAGTAATATAACTAAAATTACCTGATGCGTATGCTATAGCAAATTGGTATACACCACATACTAAAGAACCTCCAGTATCATTAACTTGAGTCACGTCTATAGTTAAGCCTTTAGAGCATCTAAATACATTATAGTCATCACATACTTCTACTTCACCAATTCTAAATAAGTTTAGTTTGCGTACAGGGTTAAGTCCATCTACCCAATAAATGATTGTCTCATTACAATAGTCTAATGTCTTGTATGTACCTTGTATTGGATAATTTACATCGAAGTTTAAATCACATACAGTGTCAGTTACTAGTACAGTATTGATACAAGTTTCTGGATCAAACTTACTTATCACAGACACTTGAGATGGAGTAATGTAGAATAATATTATGTATTCGTTTATAGTTAAACTACCAATAATTGTTCCAATATTAGGAAAACATTCATAATTACTATTCTCATTAACTAAACCATTTATCTCTCCGTACTGACTTTCAATAACTGTATTTAATGCAAACCTATAATTGTCTTTCGGTGTACCATCTAAGGTGCCATCCGTATACATTCCTTTTAGCATGTTATTTTCTGTTAAAGAAGTTAGCGTACGCATTTTTATTAGGTAATACGGTGCTTAACATCTGATTAAGATTCTCCATTTCTTCTGTGCTCATCATATTAAATTTATTTATTGCAGCTGAAAATGCCAGCTTTCTAAGTCCTGACATATCAATAAAGTATTGACGGCTAGCTTGCCCTTTATCTGCTGCGTAATCGCGCTGAGCTAATTTCTCTTGTATGTATGCCATCACTGCATCTATTACATGTATATCTTCTGGTATCATAGGATAGCCTTCTTCATCTACTTTCTTAGTTAAATACGCTATCAACAATTGAGATTCACGTAATGAATCTGTAACTATTTTACCATTAACAATACTATAACATGGGGTGTTAGCCCAATAATTTTGTGCTGGTAAATTAGTGTTCTGTACATTATGATTAGGATTCTTTGTACTATTAATGCTACGATTAAGTACATCTACATTTATACAATCCTTGATATGATAATGCAGATTATGATAACTATTGTTACACAATCGTAGCGGCTGCCACAATCTAGTCAATGGATTATTATAATCTGCTGAAGTATACACTACTCTACTGTATCCAATCCAAGGTGCAATCTGTGATGCATTCGTACCATTAACAGTAAGTAGTGGCGTATTAATTGGACATGTGGTTGGAGGACAATCTCCGTTTGGGCATTCTGCCTCATATTTTATTTTAATTTCGCAATCATTGCACATACCAACAACTGCTTCAGCAACTACGGGTATTAGGTTATTGCAGTTACTTGCGTTTTGTTGATTGTATGCAATCTGTACTATTGACACTAAACCTTTAGGCAACATAGCAGTATAGTTAAATACATCTAATAACGCAACTTGGTAGTCTAATGTTTTACCAATATTAAGTTTATCTAGAGCATCTGATGCCCATTGGAGTACTGTGTCTTCACCAACTTGTGCTAAGTCACTCATCATTAGTTCATAATCTGCCAATATATTTTTTAATGGAATGTAGTTTATTATCTTTGACATGTTAATTTTGGGTTTCTTCTGTTACTTGATTTTTAGCTCTCGGACCTCTATTCAACATCATTACAGGTACATCAATATACTCTGATCTTAATTTTTTACACAATGTACGCTTATTAGTTCTTGTTGGAGTAAATGAATAAAGTGTATTGTTAGTAAACAATGCTTCATTATTCCTATGATACCAGAACCATTTGTATATGTAGCCGTCGGTTAAAAAGTTTTTATGATCTACCTTCATTCTAACTTGTTTAGTTGTTTTCCAATCAACAGACTTCTTTTTCATTTTGCGTAATCCTATATGTCCTAATCTCATCGGCAATTTTACAGTCTCGCCGCTCATGATCTCATTGCTTAACATAACAAAGAAATTATCGCATACATCCTCATATAATCTTTGAAGCTCTTTATCACCTTTAGAAAATTCTTTAGCAATAGAATTAGTAGTTATAGATGCTCTAGTACACTCTAACATATTTATTCGTTTGTTGTTTGTCTGCTTCTTCTAGAAGGTGGAGCTGGTTGAGTTTGAATACCATCATTAGCCATATCATTTACACCGTACTGCCAGAAGGTACTAATCTCTTCTGCAGTTAAAACTACGATACTATCTAATAACCCGTTAGGTACGGGGAAATCAATATCTAAATAAGAAGCGCAGCAACTATCGTCTGCTCCAGCTACTTCGCATCCAACTGTGCTAGGTTCATAAGGATCTTCAAAGATTGCTTCAACGTTCAAAGTGTAGCCATACTCGCCGGCAATAAATTCCTTTGCGCCTGCGCTGTCTTTACTTGTAACGTCGATCATGTCCTTAGAAATGTCGAGCGAGTTAGATGTCGCGTTAGCGATTTTTTTAAGTGTGCCGCTCACATCTTTATAGATGCTTATGAGCGTGCCGTTTACTGGTCCTGTGGTTGGCATGATTATTTATATATTAAGTTATTTTTTTTAGCTAATTTGGCTAGGATTTTATCCACGCCGTTAATAATTCCATCCGTTACTCTGCCCGCGTTTTGATCTAATGCCGGGCGCATAAAAGGGCGGGCTTCAATAATGCCAGTATAGCGGCCTGTCTTTTCCTGTATACGTGCAACGGTGCCATATTCAAACATCGGCCCCAGGTAATTATTGTAATATTCTTTGCGCAATCCAATCAGCACTTTTGTTTTATTGTCCTTATCCTTTCCAGTAATAAAGCCGATGGATGCCGCCAAGTCTCCGCTATCCTTTGGCGCTAGATTCTTTGCGCTACTAATTATTGGTAATGCCTGAGCTTTGAGCATGCGCTGAAATTCGGGGTTATCGATTTCGACCCCCATCGCTTTTAAGGCATCTATAACCTCGGCAATATTTTCAACGTTTTTTGTCACTCTGTTAATTCAGTTTGCAACTTCAAATATAAATTGCGTGCTAGGTTTGCAATGTTAACAATGTTATGATTAAGGCCCGCGTCAACGATTCTATGCTTCACGCTTACCGCTGAATTATAGCGGATTGTATAATAAACAATTTGCTTATGCTCTCTGCGGTCCGCATTCACTTGCTCGCTTCCGCTTTCCTGTTCTACGCGCTGAGCCCAAGCTGTTGCGTATTCGGTCCACGTTTGTAATTTCTCGCCTGTATTGGTGTCGATAGTTTCCGCATAACTCTGCAAACTAACTAGTACGTCCATAGATCCCGATTGCATTATAGTATAATTTGGATTTTGTACGGGTCTAAAAGATACTCG